ATCACGATTTCTGGTCATGGATTTGTAGATGGTGAACAGGTATATTACGATGCAGGGATAAATTCTGATGATGAGACTGCTGCTGTAATTGGTGGTCTTATGAACAATACAATATATTTTGTACACTCTGCTGCAACAAATACGTTTAAGTTGTCTGAATCACATAGTAACTGTGGGGATGCAGCTCAAATACAATTTAATTCACGTTCTTCTGATGGAACTGCTCAATCTTTTACTTCACATGGTATACCAGCAAAAAGTCAGACCTGGCCTAATCCAGAAATGACAAAGTACGATGGTGCATAGAGAGGAATAACTTATGAGTAATGCTAGAAATCTTGCTGACCTACTTACGCCAGGCGAAAATACGCTTCAGACGGTTGCAATTGAAACAGATAGAATAATCTTGGATGGAACAGATGGTTCTGCAACTAATGCTGGTGATGATCTTTTATTGGATGCATCTGCTGCTAGTACTGATGTTGGAGAAAGATTTACATATGAAGATGGAACCGATGATGGAAGTGCTGTTTTAAGTAGTGATGCTCCATTGGTGGTGTCAACAGGCGGACTGAACGTAGGCACAATCAAAGAAGCTACTGGCACTACAACGGCTATGACCATTGACAGCACTGGGCGTGTACTTCAACCCGCCAAACCTTTTTTCCACGTTAGCGAAAGAAATAACACTGGGTCTGTGGGAATAACTGGTCAACTAGTGTTTGACACAGTTGTTACAGACATAGGTAGTAACTACGACACTGCCGGATTTTTTAAAGCCCCTGTTGCTGGAATATATCAATTTAATTTTTCTGGCATGGGCTGTGGGAATACTAGTGGCGCGGCTTTGCCTTCCAACCAATCGGCCCATGTACTATTGCAAAAAGCAACTGCCGATGATTTTAGCACCGGATTAGTCTCTTTTGCAAGTGGATTTTCCCAAGTTGTTAGCAGCACAAGCTTTCCTAATCTTAGTGTTTCAGGAAGTATTTTGCTGGCAGCAAATGACCGTGTAAGAGCAGTAATGGGGAATAACTATATATTCGCAAGTACAAATGCGATATATGACCCGCAGTTTAGCGGATACTTGGTAGGATAAAAATATGGCAAATTATAAAAACATTTTTGTAACTAATCCTGATAACGATGTGCTTATCACGACCACGGCAGACACACTTCTCAAAGAAACGGATTGGACACAACTGCCAGATAGCGGTTTAACAGATGCGTGTGTAGCCTTGTTTGCCACTTATCGTGCCAACATCCGTACCATCCGCAAAACAAACCCAGACAGCCCAACGTGGCCTGACGCACCGACAGAGGAGTGGTCATAATGAGAGATTTAGTATAATGGCAATTAGTAAAATAAAAGGTTCAGCAATCCAAGACGCAACTATTCCAGAAGATAAGTTGGAAGATGAGGCTGGTTCGTTCAGAATGATATTAGATGGAACAGATGGTTCTGCAACTAATGCTGGAGATTTTGTTCTATTAGATGCAACCGCAAGTAGTACCAATGTCGGTGAACAATTTTTGTTTGAACCAGCAACCGATGATGGATCAGCAACCCTATCTAAATCTAATCATATTATTTCTAGTAATTTAGTCACAGACGAATTACGAGGACTTACATCTATTAACAGTATATCAGTACGAGGTGAAGGTTTTAACACTACTAACTTGCAGCAGGGGTTGTGTAAAGTTTGGATGGATTATAATGGTAATGGCACTGATGCTGGCTTCATTAATGACTCATTCGGTGTTTCGACTGTGAATGATGCAGGTGTTGGCAGGTATGACCCATCATTCACTAATCCTATGGTTAATGCAAAATATTCAATAACTTCAGGTGCAGTTGGCGGTCATCTATTGGTAGAAAACGCCGCCGTAAGCCAAACAGGAAAGACATTTTTGTCTCTTGGCAACACAACCTTTGGGGCTTTTGTGGACAGTATTGCTCATATGCAAATTTGTGGAGACTTATCATAAAAAGGATTTATTATGACAGAAAAATATAATGTAGGTGAGATAGAAATACCAGAGTTTCAAGGAACTCATTTGTGGAACAGATTGGGTTGGGCAAAAGATAACTTAGAACCAATTCAGACTGAATATTGTGTAGTGTGGGAAGACCCCGAAGAACCTGATGCACCAGCAAAGGTTACTCATCCAGACCCAAACTGGATGGCCTGTGCAAGACATGGGGGGATATTGCCACCAGTTGATTCGTATTGGGAATTGAATAAGGATGAAGCAACAGAGGGATTTGTAAGACACACTAGAGGCCCAGAACTTCTTCACAATATGAAACCTATTGAGGCCATGACCGAAGAACAGGCTATAGAATATTTGGTGATGAAAGATATCCCAGCAAGAGTGTGGGATACTGGTGATGAAAGACTAAATAAACCAAGGTTCGTAATTTGTACCAAGGCACAACTTCCCCAAGAAAGAACTTGGAGAAGTTCTTGGAGAATAAGTGAAGACCTAAATATAAACGGAGAAACCAAATGACAACATTTATTACAGATAAGGACGGTAATCAGATTAATGCCTCAGGTACAACTGTTCCTTCTGACCGTCATTTCCGTAATGCTTGGTCATTATCTGGTACAGTTATTACAGAAGATTTAACTGCTGCAAAAGTAATTTTTAAAGATAAAATTCGTGAGGTTCGTATTCCACTTCTTGCTGCACAAGATGTTGCATTTATGAAAGCACTTGAAGAAGACGATAGTGATGCACAGACTGCTGCGAAGAACGCAAAGAAGGCACTAAGAGATGCGCCTGCTGCAGCTGCAATTACTAATGCCGCAAACATTACTGCACTAAAGGCTGCATGGGATACAAGTGTACTAGGTGATTCTCCTTACGCATAATTTATAATAGGTTATTATTATAAATACTATTATAAATGATAAAGAGGAGATGATCAATTGGCGATACCTAGTTCAAAAGCAACCTTAAAAACATACTGTCTAAGAGCTCTAGGTTTTGGTGTTATTGATATTAACGTATCAGATGACCAAGTAGATGATCGTCTGGATGAAGCACTACAATACTTTGCACAATATCACTATGATGGTATTGAGAAAATGTATCTAAAGTATCAAATCACTGAAGCAGATATAACAAGAGCTGCAACTAACACAACTACAACTGCAACAGATTCAGTAGATAATACTGTTACTGCATCCTTTGGTGAAGGTAATGGTTTTATTCCTATGCCTCAAACAGTTGTATCAGTTTTAAATATTTTTCCATTTTCTAATAAAACAACAAATAATATGTTTGACATTCGATATCAGCTTAGACTGAATGATTTGTATGACTTTAGTTCTACATCAATCATTCACTATGATATGACAATGAAACATTTAGATATGTTAGAACATATGCTTGTTGGAGAAAAACCTATTCGTTTCAACCAACACCAAAATCGTCTATACATTGACATGGATTGGGCTAACGATGTTTCTACTGGAGAGTATCTAATTATTGAGTGTTATCGTAAAATTGATCCAGATTCTTTTACTGATATATTTGATGACATCTATCTAAAAAGATATGCAACTTCTTTGATTAAAAGACAGTGGGGTGCAAACCTTTCTAAGTTTAGTGGTGTTGCAATGTTAGGTGGCGTAACCATGAACGGCGAGACTATATTTAGTCAAGCACAGGAAGAACTACAAAGACTAGAGGAACAAATTCAGTTATCATTTGAGACACCTATAGATTATATGGTAGGATAGAAACATGGCAGTTAACAGTATTTTCCATACGAGTAACTTACATTCTCTTGCCACAGAACGATCTCTCTATCAAGATTTAGTAAAAGAAGCTATACAGATTTATGGTCACGATGTTTATTATATCAATCGTGACACTGTTGCATTGGATACAATTCTTGGTGAGGATAGTCTTTCTACATTTACTAAACAAACTCCAATTGAAATGTATGTTGAAGACTCAGAAGGTTTCGGTGGAGACAAAGAAATCATATCACAGTTTGGATTAGAAAATCGTAACGAGATTACATTCGTAGTTTCTAAAGAACGATTTCAACAAATGGATAGTCAAATAGCAATTGAAAGTGGAACGGATACTACTGGTGGTGGTATTCTTTTAGAAGCTGGAAGTATAGATCAAACAGAAAATTCATCTGTCCTTACAAGTGTGCAGGGAGATAGTAACTTTTATATACTACAAGATACTGCTACAACGGATTCTGACAGACCGAAAGAGGGTTCTTTGGTATATCATCCAGTATTTGAAAAAATGTTTGAGATTAGTTTTGTAGACCATGATGAACCATTCTATCAATTAGATAATAATCCAGTTTACAAATTGCGTTGTAAGCAGTTTGAGTATAGTTCTGAAGCAATTGATACTGGTATTACAACTATTGATGAGATTGAATCTGCTCTGTCGCTCGCAAGTTCGGATTATCAATTTACTATTGAACTTAGTACTTATCAAGCATTTGGTACTTCAACATTATCAGGTGATGGTGTATCCTTAGTATCAATTACTCAAGGTGGTGCATATACAACAGCGCCTACAGTCACATTTTCTCAAC